ATATCGACCTTGGTAGTCTGCGCTTCACCAATAAGGGCCATGAAGGCGGTAGGACTTTCGGCGGCTAACTCCTGCATACGGGTCAACGGCAATCCAAGTTCTGCGGCTTTTTGCTTCACGATGTTATTAGCTTCAGCTCCATATTTATCAGCCAACGACTTGTCAACTGATGTAATGTTCTGACTAACGGTAGCATCTTTCTCTCGCTTAGTTAGTGCGTCTTCAACAAGGGTCTTCAAGTCGTCCTCACTAATGGGCTGACTGGTATCGTCAGAATTAGTGCCGCTATTATTAGGTGACGCTGCTTGGGGTGTTTCCTGTGCGGGTGCAGGGTCCTTGTTCCCAAGAGTTTCGAGTAGCTTGGCAGCATAGTCTTGCTTAGCTAGGTCTTGACGAAGCTCTGCCAACTGTGTCTCTAGGGACGCAATATGGGTATCGGCTTCAATCTTCCCCTTGGCAATAACCTCTGGGTCATTCCAAGTCTCTCCACGGTCTTTAACCAGTTGCTCAATGTACGACGTGGTTTCGGTGGTCGCACCAGCCTCTGGGGTCTGTGTAGTCTCTTCTTGCGCGGGGGTTGCCGCTTGTTCGTCAAATACTGACATTACTTGTCCTTTTGGTTAAGGTCTATAGTTTCTAGGATGTCGCTGAGAGCACGGTTGTACTCATTCGCAGCGATCTGCTTATATTCCCAACCGGGGCCATAATCACGTACAGCCTCCTGCTTGGCGAATTGATCTAGGAGGACTTCCCTAAGGTCGTCAAAAGCGTTACGGTAGGACAGAACCTGAGCCTTACGCTTCTCCTTTTGTTCTTGTGAAGTCTTGTGGCCTTTCAGCCAGCACATCTTCATTAGATGCCCTCCTCCATTGCCATCTGGCCTTGTTCTTCATGAACCAGAGCAAGCTCCTGACCAAACTTCTGTGCAGCTGCTTGTTCAGATATAGCAACATTCTCTTGGAACAAATCTTCTTCCCCAAGTTCATGTGCCATCAGACGTGCAAACTCTTTACCAGACAAGTGAACAGCCACTGTGGGGTCATTCGCCTTGATCTGCCACAACTGTTGTAGCTGCTGGACTCTACGTGCTCTCTCAGCGAAGTGACGTGCACCCATAGGCTCAATTGAACCCTTGCCAATGATGTCCTCTTTGGTGATACGCTGGAAGACTTGTGCTCCGCTGTCTTCATCGACAACCTCAATCATGTCTTCAGTATCAAGCAAACGGGCAGCCATAGCCAACATGTCATTCAGCTGTACCTCAATGAACACCCGCTCATAGTGAGCAGTCTTGTGTTCGAAGATACGACTTGCACTGTTCTGCAGTGACTGCACTTCGAAAGCTGTTTTCTCACCGGGGGTACGGATACCCATAGCTTGCTTAGGTGCACCTGCCAGCTCTTCCATCAACTGCTGTATCTGGTTGATCTGCATGTCAGCCTGTAGAGCTGTAGCATCTGGCTGAAGGTAAGCAACGTCACCCTCTTCACCTAGGTAGATACGTGCTCCCGGCTCAAAGTCGAAGTCCTCTATGTCACCCTTGATCTTCAGGACAGGATACGCGATCTGGTCGAACACGTCAGCCTTCAGGTTCTCAAGGTGATCAATGCGGTACTGGAGGCCAATCAGGTTATCCAGTGGCCCCATTGCAATAAGGTTGTCAGGACGCTCACGCCACCCTACGTGGTGAATAGGTGCTCTACCGTGCCACGATGGATTCTCTTCATTTCCTACAACATACGCACGGTCAATGATCGTGATCTTACGGTCAGTAAGGAACTCACCGTTTTCCTTGTTGTACATATCACCGTAGAACGTCAGCACCTCAACGTAGTCACTGTTGTAGTACTGCTGGATGTTGGAGAAGCCATCAGCTGTGAAGCCCTCACCTTTCTCATAGTGAGCATCTGTAGAGCGTACGTGCGCCCGTGCAGACATTGTTTTCTCAAAGGCTTCCTTGAAGACAAGGTTACCGTTGTGGTCAGCCTCTCTCTTCAGTTCACCAAGGGTCTTGAGTGACCGGATGATCTTTGGGCTATCAATGAAGCTGGTGGCAGCAGGGTTAAACATAATGTCATATGGGCTGATACGACAGAGCATAGGACCCTTGTACCGCTGGTGTACTTCACCATTCTCCATAACACTGTAGTCGTCTACCCACTTGATCATTGAGAAAGCATTGCCATACAGGATGTAGTCTCTCAGCAGCTCATGGTGCGTCTGTACGAACTTGGACTGCTTGATCTTGGTGCCCATGTATCCTTTGATACGTTTGGCTTTGAACTCTTTGGCATCCTCCATTGAAGAGGCTGTCCATCGTACCCAGTTGGCCTGAGGGAACAGGGTTGCCGTATAGTTCGCATGTAGGTTGTCAGCGATCTGTGTGAGCTTTGGTGTAGTGGTTGTGTTAGACCAAGGCAAGATAGCGTTAGCTGTGCTTGTGGTGTCCGTAGCATATACGTAGTTACGGATTTCCTTGGTCTGGTCAGTCCAGTTCTGACGTAACATACGCCACTCTACCCACTGGTTGCCAACCTCTACCGCCAGTTGGTCTGGGGACAGAAGGTGTTCTACATCAATTGTCGTTGTCATTATCTGCTCCCTGCGCGGAATTTCGAGTTAGCCCACACAATGTTTGATTTCCGTTCACGTCCTAAGGACCTTGTTGGCCTGATTGCCATGTCAACAGCAGAGGCCAGTGCGTCTTTCACGTCATCGTGAGGTGGGTTACGCATACTCAACTCATCTTCCAGATACTGAGTATTGCCGCCGCGATAATGCCACATTTGAAGGTTGTCATACCTAGGTTCCAAGATTGAGCTGATGCGCTCTTCTTTGTTACCCTGTTGCTTATTAGGTCGGTATTCTTCAATAGCAAGAGATAGCCCATGTGTCTTCACCTGTTCCTTGAGTTGTTTCACAATAGCCATCTGGGCTACAGTTACCTCAGCTCTCATCTTACGAAAGAACCACTTGGTGTGAGCATCGAAGATATGTTCAAAGTAGTCTGATATCCTGTCCGTACGGAACCTGTCGATATCCATGACATATACGTTGTTCTCAGCGTCAACTCCAATGGTCACCAGAGCCGTGTAGTCAGCCTTGGTGCTTAGTGAGAACGCGAAGTCGATTGCAGCATACACATTAAGTTTACTGCCTCTGTAGTACCAGTAGGAGCCTTCTAGTACCAAGTGCTTCCTGTCGTAGTACTGAATCTTGTTACGGCCTACAGGGACGTTATCAGGGTCAGATGGGTCATTGTAATACTGTGCCCTGAACTGCGCCCTGTCGAGATACTTACCTCGCTTCTTTGCTAGGGTCTGGATGTCAAACCCGAACCACTTGCCATCCCGACGCTGCTGACGAGGCCACAAGAACTGGCCTGTGCCATCCCCTAGGTCCTCAACAGGGCGCTCGAATACTTCGTAGATAGGCTCTTCGCCCACTTGTTCGCCTTCTTTGTTAAAGATTGTCTCACGCATTTCCATGAGGCTGTTGTACAAGTCTTTCGAATGGTAACGTGTACCAACAACCCACTCCTGTGCGTCAGCTCCTTCGATAGAGGCCAACAGGGAATACTGGGATGATACCTTGGTACGTCCCTCTTGGGTCAGTGCGTTCTCTGCTACAACGATATCGTCAAGGACAGCAATATCACAGTGAAGACCAGTGAGACTAGTTGTAAGCCCTCCGGTGAAGACAGCAGGTTCACGGATGTTTTCCTTTTTACGTAGTGGGTGGTCAAGCCCGATCTCTGTGTTTGTCCACTTAGTACGTTTGCCCTCTTCAACATGAAGGTGCTCAGGCCAGTAGCGTTTGAATATAGGATTGTCGATCAACCCCTTGATGAACCCTAGCTGCTTCTCTGCCAAGTTGGCTGTGGCTGAAATGTACAACACACGGAGCGTAGGGTCCTTTGCTAGGGCCTGTGCGACCCTGTAGGCTACCAGACGTGACTTACCATGATCTCGTGGGAACAGGAGCAGCTGGAAGGCCTTAGCGTCCTCACGCTGCCACCATTCTAGTGCTTCCCTGTGGCAATCACCTAGTACCTGTGTTGGAGCTACGAGAGAGATAAAGAACTCCAGATCGTTTTCAGCCCGTATTCTTATCTCTTCTGCGGAGTCCATTGCGTTTCCTTCGTTTGTATATGGTTTTATTCCTTAAAAGACCACGCTACATACGCTTCATTGGTCGTCGGCATACCGTTGTCGGCTGTGACCTTCAGCGTGTGGGGAGTGCTGGCCCCCGGCTCATCGTTTATTGCACAAGTAACACCCTCAGTACTCGCGAAATAGTCGAACTGCTCGGTGGCACCAACCCATGTGTGGGGGTTGTGCGTGTCGTCAGCGTTTGAACCGTAGGCTAGAATTGTACAAATAGCCTCTGTATTGATGTTCAGTCCGGTTTCCGTGTTGTCAGCAGGGTCAACCATCCAAGCACCAACGCTGTCAATCGTCGTAGGGTCGCCAGATAGGTTCATGGTGAATACGTCGATACCTGAAGAGAACTGATTACCGCTGAAAGACACAACGATATCGGCAGTCGTTCCAGAGGTCAGGTTGTACCAGAAGATACCGGCTGTCTTCGACCACCCCGGTGATGAGACATTCGCCGCCTCTGTCATTGTGTTGCCAGCGATAGTGACGGAGTTCAACGTACCTGACACGAACTTTCTGGCTCCAAATGGACAGACAACAACATAACGATCTGACGCCGCCGTACCCACGTCTTGACTAGACCATGTGTATGAATTGCTGTCGGATGTTGTGTTGGCGCGAGAAATCCATGTGAGTTGTGGCCCCGGTGAATCAGCCCCACCACCAGTGTCAGGAACGGCAGCACGTCTTTGATGATGCCCACTCATCCCCCGAACTCCCGTCGTGCCAGAAGCTGAACAATTAGCGACAACTTGTTAAGTAGGTTCTTGGCAGAGGCCAGATCAGTGACAGTGTTGTCCACATGATCGCTCACCTGCGCGGGGGACATACTGATGAAGTTCTGGACGAAGGTGTCTGCCTTGATGAAAAAACGGTCAGCCACTATTGCTGCATCCGCTTGACGTCCTGCAATTTCTTCTGCAGACGCTGGAACCTCTGTCCAAACCCGCAACCACACACCTGCAAATTCCTGTGGTGTACCTTCGGTGATGTTCTTGGTCAAATCATAGTCAGGCTTGGCAGTATCTTGCACGAGGACAACATCATCCGCACGCGCAATGTCGTAGCTACGAGGATAGCTGACGTTTGGGTTGTCCTTGCGGAGCATTGCAAAAGTATACGGGTACTTGTCTACAGCCCCATTCTTGATAAGTGCATATGCCATCAGCTTAAGTCTCCTAGACCTACACCATAAACCGTGGTGTTCACTTTCCAAAGTTCGACAACACTATAACCAGTTGTCGCCAGTGTTGGCGCTGTACCACCAATCCATTCGTCCACAAGTGAAGTCCATGTGATCGTGTATGCAGTGCCATCGTCAATATGTAGTGTCACACTCTCGCCATCACCAAGGCTGTCAGTGGGCGTGCTGTTGCCGCTCAAAG